TCTTTCTATAGAGCATATCATCTGGAGATTCTAGAAAGGTAACCTTGTGATAATTTGTTCTCATGTTAGGAATTCTCACTAAATATTCTGTATGTCCCCTCGGGTGGACTTCATAACTTTGATTAGAACTTTTTATATTTCTAGGGGGGCCCGTTACTTTTTCATTAAGTTTGTACAACAATTTTATGATTTCATCAACGCTATTGACTATGAACATACCACTCGTATCAAAATAATCACCAATATCGGGTGCGCCCATATAGATGGGAATTGTTCCTGTAACAAAACAATCTGTCAGTTTTTCTGTAAAATAGGAAGAACATATATCATTTTCTATAACAATTGAATATGCAAACCTTTCTAATCCTTTAAATTTGTTGTGCCATTTATCACTTCCCCCTTTAAGATGACAATTTTCTTCTTTTCCAAAAAGTTTACCTGTGATTGAACCAAAAACAAAAACTGCTGGATGTTTGGGGTACACGCCCCTCTCGACCGGATCACCAAATTCCTTTATCTTGTTATATAAATCGTGTCTCATTTGATGACCTTTAGTTGAATTCTTATTGGAAGATATAAAAGAAATACTTTGCTCCTTGTGGTGCATATCCCAATTTTCTTTCCACACCCAAGGTAAAGTGCTACCAGCAAAACAAAACTGAATTTTATCATGAAGTTCTACTAACTCCTTGTCACATGTAAAAATTACATCATATGCATCTATCATTTTTTGCAATGTTGGAGTTATACCATCAACCTTCAAATTTCCTTCTTCGTCCGTAGTGTATGATTTTAAAAAGGATGGAACGATACGGCGCGACTCACAGAGCCATGCACACTTCTTTGCTCTTCTTCTCTCTGTTTCTGCTCCGACTTCAATAGCACTATCAATCCACAATTCAACATCACCCTGAACATCTTCCCAAGAAAACATATTGGGTTTCATGTTGGAGCATGAAGACTGATGGGGTGAAAAAGGCATACCATAAATTTCCCACTTCATGCTTTGTTCCCCATTGACTGCCACTCAATCATATCTTCAGACATACCAAGTCTTCTCAAAGATTCTTTCTTTGACTCCACATCTGCGAGTCCCATTGTAATATAAGTGTTTTCGTTTGTGTGCCCTGGCCATATGCAATACTCGGGCCCAACAAATTTTATTTTCATGCTCTTAGCAAATGCAGGAATTAAAGCAAACAAAGGTTCGTGATCAAACACTCCTTTATTGTTTTCAAGAATATCATTTCCTGTGTGTATCCAAGTTTCAATAAATCTTTTTGCTTCTGACGTATTTCCAAAGTACAAAGGAGAAGCCTTCATTCCTGAAATTTGGCCGTTTGCAGTAGCAAACACCATATCAACTAATTCATCAAATGTATCAAACACATCTAGAGTCTTATGAATTCTGCTATCTATGTCCATCCACACTAAAGGTTCATTATACTCTTCTAATCTTTCTAATATATAAGCAGGTTTACTGAGACAATTCGCTTGATATGATCCTAACGACTTCTTTTCACGGATGTCATAAGGAACGCTCAACGACTCGCATTCTTGCTTCAGTCGTTTTGCATGATCGCTATAGTAGGTCGTGCCTTCTATGTCGCTATAAAAACTAATTATTTTTATTTTCATAATAAAAAATCCACACGTTATCTATTACCAATATGATACTTTGGTATCAACTCCCAATCACCTTTATCCTTATAAGATAAAATTTTTATCTGCTTGATACTTGCTCTGGGTTCATCTTCTTCTATAGGGTCAATTATATCCAACAACCCCCACTCTTCCAGAAGAACCGCAATTGTATTTCTTCTGCCTACATCATTTTCAGACATATTAGACTCCAATCCATCCAATTCAAATAATTCTTTAAAGTGCATGATTGAATACCTCCCCCTCTTATGGAGGATGTGACATGACTGGTATAATTTGTTTTCTTTTCTAGAAGAAACGCCTATTCGGGTAAGTGTTTCTTTCACCTTAAGAAAATCTTCTTGTGTGTCAAGGGTTATCTCTATACCTAAACCCTCAAAAATATCATCTTGTTCCATAACGATTATTCCTTTTTAGACACATTATATAGGAATTCACTTCTTTATGCCACCACCAGACAGGTATTCCTTCATTTCAGCAATATCGTCTGATGTAAACATGTCAATTACTTCTTTAGTCTTTGAATTTGAATATCCATAATATTTCTTCACTATGTTGAAATTATCATCCATTTCATTCTTCAACCATTTGCTGTACCTTTTCCGTTTTCGTATTACATTCAGATAATAATCAAATTGTATACTCTTATCGAGAAGAGGAAACTGGTTCATTTGATTTGCATGAATGACTGTATCAATGAAATATGATAAACATCTATTTACCACATATGGAACATAATCCTTTTCTGCCTGTTCATCGCCAGACATAAGAGATTCTTTGCTGTAATTGATCGCAGTTAGATAATCAGTTAGTTTCACTGTTCGCCACAGCAATTACATGCTCTCTTCGTATAATGTCATACTCTTTGTGTATACCGATGCGAGATCTCGCATCGTATAGAATAACATCTCCCTCTTTGTAAGACACTTCTGGTATATCTCCATTAGAGATAGGAAGACCACACCCCATTGATATTATCCGCGCTTCACAAAAAGAACCATCCAACGAATCCTTCATTTTATAAATGATTCCACCTTCTGATACTTTTTCCTCTTCATAATCAATCTTCTCAAGGATTAAGTGGTCGCCTTCTGCTACTAATTTTTTCATTTGAATTCACATCCCATCATTAATTCTACTATACACGCAACTAAGTTAATTTCCTGATCTGCTACAAACGCAGACTTGTATTGATATTCGGCTAAAATCAAAACTGCTTGTGGAATAGAAGATGGTGTGACATACTCATATAAACCATCATAAACTTTCCTAAACAATTCTGATGGAGAATTGTCCAAATTCTCCACTGCCCACTTTCTTGCATTGGTGAAGTCTTTGTTCTTCATATAACTCACCAAATCTTTAATATGTATCTCCCCAATCTGAGAGAGAATCCCCGTGTCTATGTTTCCACCAACCGAATATCTTTGCAATTCATTTAACACTCGTCGGAAATCAGGAAAGTGCTTCATAATTAATTCTACAAGAACCTTTTCCTCATGTGGAACTCCCTCGTTATCAAGAATATACTTTACCCGATCCATAAATTGAGATGCCAACTTTGGCTTCTCTTTCTTTGGAACAGAAAAATTGATTGTTGTGCATCTTGAATGTAAAGGTTCAATGATACGATTTTTAAAATTACATGTGAGGATGAATCGGCAGTTATTGCTGAACTCCTCAATGAAACCACGCAATGCAGGTTGGGTTGACTGTGCATTTGAATAATCAAATTCGTCAAGTATGACAACCTTTTTATTGCCTGTAATAGAAATCGTACTGGCAAAATTACGAATCTTAGTTCGGAGTGTATCAATGTTCCCATCTTCCGAACAATTAATCATAATATAATCTGTATCTAATTCGTTGCATAGTGCCTTCGCAATTGTAGTTTTACCACAACCCGCTCCTCCCGATAGCAGAAGATTTTGCAACTCACCAGAATCCACCATTTGCTTGAATGTCTTCTTGATTGATTTTGGAAGAATACATTCATCAATATTTTGTGGTCTATATTTTTCACACCACAAATATTCTTTTGTTTGCTTTTCTATGATCATTATTTCCTATCTTGTTTGATCGTAAGGAGTGTGTACATACTCCACTATCTTGTGATAATTCTTATCACTAATCAACATATCATCCATTAATTCTTCAAAATTATACTCTAGTTTCCATCCAAGTCTAGTCTTAATTTTAGAAGAATCCCCCTTTAGATCATGTAGTTCCTCTGGTCGCAAAAATCGTTCGTCTAGTGTAACATAATCCATATAATTCATCCCAAGTTTACCGAAAACATATTCGCAACAATCTCTGACAGTATGTGACACACCTGTAGCACACACATAATCATCGGGTTCATCTTGCTGTAATATCATCCACATAGCCTTCACATAATCTTTTGCGTGTCCCCAATCCCGACTTGCTTCTAAATTACCTAATGCAAGTTCTGTTGCTTCTCCGGTTTTGATTGCAATTGCACCTTGAATGATTTTGCTTGTAACGAAATTAGAACCACGGCGGGGAGACTCATGATTGAATAGAATGCCGTTACTAACATGCATATCATATGATTTTCGGTAATTCCTACCAATGTTAAATGCAAACACCTTTGCACACCCATAAGGACTCACCGGACGCATTGGTGTGGTTTCTCTCTGATAACCATCATCATCAATACAATTACCAAACATTTCTGATGAAGATGCTTGGTATATTTTCACATCAGGACACACAATCCGACATGCTTCAAGCATATTCAACACACCAACTGCAACTGTTTGTGCTGTATAAACCGGCACATCAAAACTGATCCGAACATGAGACTGTGCTGCAAGATTATACACTTCATCTGGTTGCACCTTTTGAAGAATGTGAACCAATGAAGACAAATCTGTCATATCACCATAGTACAAATTTAATTGGTCATAGCAACTATCTAATCGAGCGGTCTGGTTCTCTGCTACTGAATTTCTCTTGAGAATACCATGAACTTCATATCCTTTCTCTAAAAGAAACTCTGCAAGATATGAACCGTCTTGTCCGTTGATGCCAGTAATCAATGCTTTCTTCATTTTCTTGCTTCCTTATAATTATCAACAAACCAATCAATACTTTTTTGTAATCCAACCTCAATAGGAACAAATTTATAATCCGGAAGTAAAAATCTTAGTTTACTGTTATCCGATGGTTTTCGGAACTGACCGTCCATCTCACCATTATACACAATGTTTCCTTCAAACCCCATTCTCCATGCAATCTCTTGTGCAATAGTTGCAATACAAATTTCTTCATCTGGAGAAATAATTAATGGTTTAGAATCATCATAGTTTATCAAAACCCACTCAACGATATGTCCAACATCCTTTGAATAAATGAATTCACGATACGGGTTTCCTGTTCCCCAAATTTCAAAATTTGTATTATTCTGTTTTGCTAAATAACACTTATGGATGAGGGAGGGGATGACATGACCAGAATCTAAATTATAATTGTCATGTGGTCCATAGATGTTGCATGGTATTACGGTAACAAAATTGCACCCATATTGATCGCGGTATGCCCTACTCTGTACCTCTAACATTCTTTTTGCATATGCATATGCATAATTAGAGGGATGAGGTTCCCCTTTATGAATTTGATCTGGTGTCAATGGATATGTTGCGTATGTAGGAAAGACGCAGGTGGAAAGAAACGAAACAACTTTCTTCACACCTGCAATTCTTGCTGCTTCTAGAATATTAGTATTCATTACTATATTCTCATAATAAAACTCACCAAGATGTTCAGAGTTGGCTTTAATTCCACCAACCTTTGCAGCACAATGAATAATAAAATCAATTGTATTTTCTGTAAGATAATTTACGATAGAATCCAGATTCATTAAATCTACATCATATCTTGTCGGTTTAAAATCTGATTTAATTGCAGACCCAACCAACCCATTTCCACCAGTTATTAATGTATTCATGTGTCACCCATTATAATATGAATCAGATTCTAGTGCAACCCAATAAGTGACATCATCATTTACTTTCTTGAATTGACTGATCACTTTGTCAGTAATGCTAACGTCATAATCACCCGGAAGCATCTTGAAATTTTCTGCCTTGAAGTAGAAATTAAAATCATGATCCCTGTTCGATAATTGTCCAAGACCTACTGAGTAATTATTTGTTGTTGAATCATTCTTCTCAAGTGCTACAATTTCCATCTCATCTCCATTAGAACGGATAGCAATATCTGAAACCTGAAGAACAGATGCTGCTCTCAAAACATCATTGAGTGTGTTATCAGTTAATGAAAATTCGACAACCGCGTCCGGCATATTAATCTCTTTGTCAACTATAGTTAACAAACAAGGTTCAGAATAATAATAAGTTACTTCTGATTTTTTGTTAATATCTCGGATAATAACATAAGTTTCATAGAATTCAAACTCAGGACTATTAAATAAAGAAACAGTTCCTAAAAATTTATTTAAGTCCCAAATTCCAAACTCAACATCAAAAGTTTCTTCAAGGGTTGCCTTACCCATTACATTTTTAATAGGAGAAACTGTTTTGATAACACTTCCTGGTCTTACCAATATGTTTGAGTTGATAGAAGCAAAGTTCTTAAAAATATCAAGAGTTCGCTTTGATAAAGTCAAAGCAGTATTTGTTGTTGTCATAATATAATCTCCAATCATCAACAGGTTGTATTATACCTTGTCGTTTTTGTTTCACAAGACAAAAATTCAAATATCAACTGGCTTCTATGAAATCCTGATAAGCATCAGGATCAATTTCACCATTCACAACACCGTCAAGATATTTCTTCTCATTGTGTCTCTTTCTCTTTCTTTTTGATTTTCTTTGCCCACCACGATTCATATCTCGAATGTCTTCATACTCATTATATGAATTATTATTATTTCGGTTTCGTTTTTTGCGACCCACTTAACTAAAACTCCTTTCTATAATTCAACCCATTGGCTGGTATCTTGATCTGATATGTAAATATATAACTTACCAGCAGAATTATTAAACCAGTGATCCCCTTCATTTGGAACCTCTGGTGCAACGTCTGAATTGGTAAAATTCATCGTACTAGTTGAAGAAAACGGTTCCCATCCACGTTCTTTTCCATGCTCCGGTGAAAAACCAAAAACTTCATCTTTATTTGCAATGTACAATTTTCCTCTACTATTGACCACATCTCCATACCAATATAGATTCTTAATTTGGTGTTCACCCAAAAATCTATTAACTTTAATTTTTTGTGTTACGCTTCTATGTGTAGGATCTTTCGGGCCGCTCGGTGGATCGGGGGGCGCATAACAACTATCGTCAGTACATCTGTCATATATTCTACCACATTTTCCAGCGCATTTATAATATTTTTCGAATTCTTTTTCACATGTGAAGGGAACATGATGAGGCATATCATGATCCCTCCGAACACACCGCATGAATCTTTCTCTTGCACACCACGCTAAACCACTGCTACTAAAACAACCTTTATGGCATTCCATTGCCTGACAACCGCACCTCATATTATGAATTATACAATCAAAATCATACCCTTCAGATTCACCACATTCCTGAATCCACGCTTGCAGCATCTGAATTCTAATATAACAACAATCAATGGCTTCCTGTGTATTCTCTTCAATATTAAATTGTCCCAACCAAATAAATAATTGGGCCATACACATGCATTTTCGTTCCGGAGTTTCTGGTTGAGGTATACTACCAGTACCGGGCCCTCCCAAACATTCTTCACAAATTATAGGAATAACTGGCACATGCTTAAGTGCATTACATCGACAAATAAACTTCCCCGGTTCCTCCCAGGTAGCGACCCTCCTACATAACGTAGTCTTATCACCATCATCACAGTTCCCGGGTCCCCCTGGCACCGATCCAGGTTCTGCTTCATTCCACGGCATCCATTTACACAAACAATTACCCGCACACATAGACTCCCCCGGACGCGGGAACCCCGCACGCGGGGAGGTGCCATTTGTATAATTATCATCGCTTATTTGTCTAAACTTCATACCGTTTTCCGCTTGCTCCACAGAGAACCTCACCGGTCAACATCCGTTTATATCTACAAACACTACCATGCCCAGAATTCATTTTTTATTCTTCTTTTTTCCTCGTTCAAGAGCATCTTGAAACATTTCAAGTTTCCGATTTGCAAATTT